TCCAGAAAAAATTTGCGACGACATTGTAGCTTATGGCATAGATCAGCAAAAGGAGACCGCTTTAATTGGCAACGTAAAAAACGGACATAAACTATCTGCAAAAAAACTTAAAAATATACAAAAAAAACGTAAATCAGATGTTGTATGGATGTCAGAGAATTGGATATATAAAGAAATACATCCTTACATAAATATAGCAAACCGCAACTCGGGCTGGAATTTTCACTGGGATTGGTCGCAAGCTTGTCAGTTTACAGAATATAAAAAAGATCAGTTTTATGACTGGCATTGTGACTCATACCTAGAACCGTACAATAATCCAGATAACGTAAACGAGTATGGCAAAATACGAAAATTAAGTATGACCCTTTCTTTGTCCAATCCAAATGAATACGAAGGTGGCAATTTAGAGTTTGATTTTAGAGACACTGAGGAAGGTTCTCAGCCTAGGGTGTGTAAGGAGATACGAAAAAAAGGCAGCATCATAGTTTTCCCTTCTTTTGTATGGCACAGAGTGACTCCTGTCACAAAAGGCGTAAGGCATTCTTTAGTTTGTTGGAACATAGGAAAACCATTCGTATGACATTTGAAATAAATAAATTTGAGCTTGTAAAAAACGTAATATCACCTGAAGTTGCAAATCTTCTATACAACTATTTGCTTAACAAACGACAAGTAGCAAGAAAATTGTTTGACTCAAAATACATTTCTATCTACAACCAAGACTACGGCATATGGAATGATAAACAGGTGCCTGATACTTACAGCATATATGGTGACGTAATGTTGGACACTATTTTGTCAGCTCTACAGGGTGTTATGGAAAAAAGGACAAATACTAAGCTATATCCCACATATTCTTATGCAAGAATCTACAAAAAAGGTGATGTACTAAAAAAACATAAAGATAGAGATAGTTGTGAAATATCTACTACTTTAAATTTAGGGGGCGACATATGGCCTATATATTTACAAACGAAAAGAAAAGAAAAAATACTGCTAGAACCTAGCGACATGCTCATATATAGCGGATGTGAGTTAACGCATTGGCGTGATAAGTTTCAGGGAAAAAATTGTGCCCAGGTATTTTTACATTACAACAAATACACCAAAGACAATCAAGGGCAAAATCTTTATGATTCTAGACCTTTTTTAGGTTTGCCTAGCTGGTTTAAAAACTACAAAGAATAAACTATAATCAAACTCTATATGGACGAAAAATCATATCAATCTGCCTTGCTGAACATAATAGACATGTCATGTAAAAGAGGGTGTTGGGATGGTTCAGAAATTGGTTTTGTAGCGAAAGTAAGAGAAAACTTGTTGCAAAAAATGCAAAAAGATAACAAGAACTTACAGGTAAGTTCAGAAAATAAAAAGGATAAATAATGGAATATTTAGTAGGAATAATTGTTTTATGTGTGATCGTAGGTGGTTTAGTTTATAGATATAAGCCGTCCTACGTAGAATGGGTAAAATCAAAACTTAAAAAATAATGGTTAATTTAACTAGGGCACAAACAAGAAAATTAATTAGTTCTTTGAAGAAAGCATCTAAAACACATGCAAGCCAAGCGAGAGTTTTAGAGCGTTCTTTGAAAAAGAAGAGTAAAAAGTAATGGCGAGAAAAACAGCAGCAGACGTGCATCTAGAACTAGCTGTACATCAAAAAGAAATGTCTGAGCGTTGGAAAACGGCTTTCAACAAATTTAATGAAATAGATTTAAATATTAAAGACCTAGACCAAAAGATAAGCAGGGGCCAAGGTACAATAATCATCTTGCTTGTTGGTTTGCTAGTTAGCGTTGTAACACTAGTTATGGAGGGTAAGATATTATAATGGACCATATATCAAACAATATAGAGGGCAAAGCAAGACACATGTTAAAAAAACATGAGGGTTTTGTTTCACATGTTTACGAGGATTCTACACCAGAAAAATACCTTACTATAGGCTACGGCAGATTAGTAGACAAAAGACTTGGAGGCGGTATTGATCAAGATGAGGCAGACTATCTGTTATTAAATGACATAAAAAATTGCATCAAGATATTATCGCATCAAGTGCCTTGTTATAATGACTTGTCAGACAATAGAAAAATAGTTTTAATAAATATGTACTTTAACTTAGGCAACCGTCTTTTTAATTTTGTTAATATGCTAAAAGCTTTAGAAGACGGCAACTACGATAAAGTGGCTGAAGAGATGCTAGACAGCAAATGGGCCAAACAAGTAAAAGGCAGGTCTATAGAGCTAGCTGAAATGATGCGTGAGGATAAATATTTAGTGTGAAATGGCAATACAAAAATATGTTTTTAGACCAGGCATCAATCGAGAAGGAACCGCTTATGACAACGAGGGCGGTTGGTTTGATTGTAATCTAGTAAGATTTAGATCAGGCCGTCCTGAAAAATTTGGTGGTTGGGAAAAGCTTACAACATCTACCTATCAAGGCAACGTAAGAGCCCTACACAATTTTATATCCTTAGAGGGTGCAAAATATTTAGGTTTAGGATCACAACTTAAATATTTCATAAAGGAAGGTGTAAATTTCAACGACATAACACCTATAAGATTGACCACCTCTGCAGGTGATGTAACTTTTAGTGCATCCAACGGTTCTTCCGAGATAACAGTAGCAGATACTGCACATGGCGCAGTAAAAAATGATTTTGTAACTTTTAGTGGCGCTGCCTCCTTAGGTGGCAACGTAACCGCCACAGTTTTAAACCAAGAATATCAAATAGACAGTATAGTAAATGCAAACTCTTATAAAATTACAGCTAAAGACACTTCAGGCTCTGCAGTTACTGCAAACGCATCCGATAGCGGGAATGGTGGGTCAAGTGTTGTTGGCACTTATCAGATTAACGTAGGACTGGATGATTATGTTTCATCTACTGGTTGGGGTGCAAATGCTTGGGGTGATGGCACTTGGGGCTCATCTGCTGCTTTAGAATCAACTAACCAACTACGTGTTTGGTCACATGACAATTTTGGTGAAAATTTAATAATAAATGCACGTTCTGCAGGAATATTCAGATGGGTTGAAAATAATGGCTTGGGTACCAGAGCTGTCGAACTATCTGGTGTTACTGGTGCAAATCTAGTGCCAACAAAAGCTTTACAGGTTATCACAAGCGAAATAGACAGACATTTAGTGGTTTTGGGTGCAGATCCAATAAATACGGCAGGAACAGCACGTACGGGCTCAGTAGACCCTATGTTGGTAGCTTTTTCAGATCAAGAGAACGAGTTAGAGTTCGAGCCTAAAATAGATAATACTGCAGGATCTTTACGGTTGTCGTCTGGGTCGTTAATAGTAGGGGCGGTTAAATCCAGACAAGAGATTGTAATATTTACCGATACCTCGGTTTACAGTATGCAGTTTGTTGGTCCGCCTTTTACTTTTGCGATCAATTTGATAAACCAAGCTACAGGATTGATTGGACCAAAAGCAGCAGTAACTGGACCGCAAGGCATATATTTCATGTCGTACGATAATTTTTATATTTATAATGGGACGGTAAATAAGATACCTTGTTCGGTTTTAGATTTTGTATTTAGTGACTTTAATCAATCACAAGCGTATAAGGTTTTTGCTTTCACTAACACAAAACAAAACGAAGTGGGCTGGTTCTATCCATCTAGCTCGTCAAGAGAAATAGACCGATATGTGATATATAACTATCAAGAGGGTGTTTGGTATTATGGACAACTAGAACGTCATGCTTGGTTGGATTCTGGGGTCGAGCCATACCCACAGGCAACTGCTAATAATTTACTGTACGAACATGAGAAAGGATTTAATGATGACGGTTCTGAGATGACAGGGGTGTTTATAGAGTCGTCTGATTTTGATATAGGAGATGGCGAACAATTTACTTTCTTACGCAAAATTATTCCTGATATTAAATTTTTGTCCAACTCTGATGGCGGCAATCTAAATATTGTCACTAAGGTCCGTAATTTTCCGGGTGACAGCTTATCCACTGCAGCTACTTCTACAATTTCATCAACGACACA